ACCGCTGTTATTTTTGGTTAGACTTTCAGGAACCAAAGTTTAAAACGCCTTGGCAGCAATGGCAAAAGCATATTACTAATAATGCTAAGTTTCCGTATCATGGTCCGTTGTTTAATTATGGTGGGCATCCTTATACTGCTATGTTCACAAAGCGGTGATGTTCACAATACGTGAACGCTTGTTATTCGCCACTCGCCCGCCATTTTGGCGAATAAGCTAATACATCCTACCATTAGCAAGGAACTTATCAGCCCAAACATTAACCTGTTCAACGTAGAAGTTACCGAGGTCATCGACATTGACTAAGGCAAAACCATTAGCCCATAGTTGGCGCTGAAATCTTGGCATATAGCTAAACCCTTTAGACTTTATATCAAATAGACCGCCGATGTTAAACGCTGCTTTGTTCCCCGTGTGATAACATTGAACGCGGTGCGTATGCCCAAACATAACTGAGTGCTGTGTTTTATCCAAATGCGCCTTAGCTGCATGAATAGATGTATAAACACCATGCACAATATCTAAGTGTTTACCTAATGTGAAATAGTCGGACTGCCAATCTGTTTTAACTTCCCATCCGCGCTCATGAAGATATAGCGCCTCGCATGGGTTTATAAGTGCGCCGCCATATTTTGCATTGTCCTTTTCTTTGATATGCCTAAAGTATCGGTCTTCATGATTGCCAAATAAGAAATATTTTTTAGCACCTTTGAACGCGCTGTTAATATCATCAATACCCTGCAGCCCATCAATATATTCATCTTGTAATGTAAGCCCTGATAAGTTAGCTAATGATTCAGCATTATAAGAACCTAAGGTATATAAATCTAAGTAATCGCCCGCCATTACAATCCCGTGTAAGTTCGTACCTAATTCGCTTATAAGCCTCAATAGCTTTTGCCATAATATCTTATTATGAAACGGGCGGTGAACATCGCTAATTACTAACCAACGCTGCAGAGTTTTATTTTGTCGGCGTTTTTCATTTATTAGGTTTTTCCAATATTCAACTTCGGCATCTGAATATACTCTAATTTTGGGGCGGTAAAGCATAGTTATAAATTTTAGGGGTTATCATTTCGTTGGTGTCAACGAAATGGTCATAGCTTAATATCTTGACAAAACGTATTCAATAAGTATCTAAGATTATCTAATAAATCCGCCTGCCTTTCTTCGCCTTTGCCTTTGATAATACGGCGGCTGTTATCTGATTTGATACGCAAACAGTCCATGCGTAATCCTTGGCATTTATCTTCATAGATTTGAAAATCGGGGCACATGCTTATAATAGTATTCGTTTGAACGTAACTTTCAGCATGTAATGGATTTGCTTTAGGCACTACAAAGAAACGCGCGGGTAACTGTAGTTCTTCTTGTATAATTTCATAGTATGTTTTTGAAACGCGCTGCCTACCATCGGACCTATCACCACTCGCATCGCCTGTAATTAGTAGCGGAATAGTGCAGGGATAAATAGCAGTATCGGACCAACGCCCTATCTTTTTATTTGTTTCACTAAATACCCATTCCCTAAACGCCTGGCATGTATCGTAAATTGAAGCCTCGCCGCGTTCCTCACTACCTATCTTAAATTCTTTAATGATATGCACGCCGTAGCGATAACGCGAACGTGCTGATATGTCGGGCGATAGTGTTGTTTTTTTCATCACCGCCGCTGTCATAGGTATTTTATTAAAGTCAAATGAAACGTATATTTGTTCCGTTTCCCAATTTATTTTTTTTGCGGGCTGAAATACTTTTTGCTGAATGCTTTTGTCCTTTAGAACATAAACCCATGCCTCACCTGAATAGTCAACAAATACAGATTTGTATTCCTGTTCAAACGTTAAGCGGTCAAGGTCGCGGCTTGCATCGGCTACCTCAGCAGGGTCAATTGCAGGGTTATCAGTTGTTTCCATTCGAAACGTTATCCAACTTTCAGAACCGTTTTCGCTTTGAGGCAAATCAATATCGCCGTAACAGTTACGTTCAACGTTACCAGCAATAGCGCCATTACGACATAGTTCGTACCAATAGTTATCTTTGCCTGCAGCCGTACCAATGAAAAACGCCTCACCTTTAAAGTCAGTCAAGGTAGGGCGGGCAACGGTTTTCCAATGATATTCTAATATATGGCTTGGTATCTTTTGCGTTTCTTCATAGATAACGCGGTGATATTTTCGCCCGCGCCCTTTGTCCTTTCGCCCTTCATCGCCAATGGACCACACCTCTAAAACACCTCCATTTAAAAACTGCATTATCTTAGATGTTTCATCTTTATGCGATATGATGCCGCCTTCATTACTTAGCTTATAGGTATCTACTATCTTAGCCCAACTTTGCGCGAAGTCTTTGAAGTCATCGACAAATATACCAACAAACTTACCTTCAAATACTGCAGGACTTATAAGCGGTAACGCAACCGATGTAATCAATTCAGTTTTGCCAAATCTACGCGCACACACTATGCAATTAAAACGCCGTTTATTGTTTAAGATACGCTGTTGCCCTAAATGCGGTCGGTATAGTGTTATGTCGATATTTCGCGGCACTACTTATCAGGCGGGTACTGAATGTTTATGTTAATGTTTTTGTCGTCTTCGGTTGTTTCGTGCTTATCTTTTAAACCGTAATTGTTTATAAGCATGAACTTAGCAACGCCTGAATCGTAGGTTCTATCTAAACCGCCTTCAACTTTGTTAGCTAAAATCTTTTGGCGGGCGCGCTCAATAATGTAAAAAAACGCTTCTTTATCATTGTAATTTAATAGCGTTTGTCTATTAGTATCTAAGAATACTGCAAGCCCTTCAACTGTATAAGGTCGCGGGAAACTTTCAACAACTTCATGAATACCATCTTTAGTTGCTAAGTGTTTTACTCGCGTTCTTGAATCACAATAATAAAAATATGCTTCAATACGTTTTTCTAATTCTTCAGGACTTTGAAACTTCATTGGGCGACCGCCTAAATCTTTCATATTTTCGTTTTAAGAAACTTTTAATAAGTTTTGATACATACACACTACTTTAATATAAAAATGCCTTAAAACCGCTTTTAAATGCTTTACAGGCTATTATGTATATTATTATTAGTATTATTATTTATATTATTATTATTATTTATTATTATTATTGTTAACAGTTGTTACATTAAGTGTAACACATAACTAATTGATATATAGTACATGTTACACTGTTACGTATGTTACACTATATTCTACATATATGTGAGAAAGAACATAAAAAATACACGCATATACGTGTTGAAGTGGTGTAACAAGTGTAACAGCGTAACAAGCTATGATTATCAGCGTTTTAAGCGTTACAATTGGTGTAACATGGTGTTAACAAGTAGTAAGAACGTTTTTAGCAGCAGGCTGCAGTAATGGCAAAAGTAAAGGTAATATTTGTAAAAGCAAAGGATTCAACTATATTTTAACAAAATTTCTAATTCAAAGAATTTAGTTTTATTAAAATCAATGAATGCAAAGCTGCAACCGCTTGTGTATTTTTTCTTATTTTTATAATTTTGCAAATACTTATAATATTCATTCTTTTCAAGCAAACGCGGTTCTTTCCAGATTTCATCAGTTACAGGTACATTCATTTCAGCTATTACATCGTAAGATTTTGCCTTACTAAAAACTATATCTTTTATTTTACAAAGTTTTTTATTCTTTAAAAGTAAAAGTATGTTAAGTTGAAATAAGTATTCAAGCATTTTGTAATTTTCAAAACATTCTTTTTCTATGCCTGAACTATTTTTAACTTCAATCAATATAGTTCTATCTTTGCCTATATAAGTGAAATCAGGATAGTATCTAACAAATTTACTTGTATTATCATTTAACTTCTTTATTTTATCATTAGCATTTTCAAGTGATTTGTAAAATTCATAACCACTTTCAAAAAATGATATTTTGTTATCAGATAAAAATTTATTGAAGTAATCTGTTAATTCATCTGATTTATTTTTTCTAATTTCAAACGCGTTCATAAGTTCCTATTCTTTTAATAATGTCTATACAATATTGTTTATTTAATTCAGCATTATAACTTACTCTATTCATTTTTTCACATAATACCATTGTTGTTCCTGAGCCAGCAAATGCGTCAATTATAGTATCATTTTCATTACTGAATATTTCTAATAAGTGTGACATAAACTCATAAGGCTTTCTACCTTTATGCTTAGTGTCTTCTGTTTCGTTAACTTTGATATTTATTTTCCAAAAATCTTGTGAAAATTTAGCTTTAGTATTTCCGAATATAGAAGTTTTAATAACATTAGCATAACCGCATTTACCGTGTGTCATGCCGTTAGAAATCCAACAAAACATCTCCCAAATATAATTCATATTTGTTTCTTTGTAGAAATTAAAAGCATTCCAACCGCCTGGCGTAACTGCTACTATATCGGCTAAATCTTCTAAATAATCAAGTTCCCATTTATAGTTAAAATCCCAATCGTCAACTCCTGCATTATAAGGTGGGTCAGCAAATGCAAATTTAGCTTTAGGTAAAAATTCTTTAAACTCTGAATCTGTATTGCTACCAAAATATAAAAATTGCTTTCCTACTTTATACCATCCTTTTTCTAATTTTGTTTCTATATCTTTTAAAGGGTGGTTTTCAATTTCATTTATTAACCTTTCTTGCTCTTGCTTTTTTTGTATAATTTCAACTTTCTTTTCTTCCTTTTTAAATTCCTTATAAGCATTAGTTACAGTTATTTCGCCATCTTTTGCTTTTTGCCATAATTCAGGTTTTTTTTCTTTTACAATTTCACTCATGGCAATCATGCCTGTTGATACGCCAGCGGCTTTAGCTATTTCTTTTCTCGTATCATGTTTAGGTATTTCAATTTTTTCATTTTTTGATATATTTAATTCTATTAAATCATTGTCATTTAATGACAACAATTCTTTTTTTGGTCTACCAACAGTTTCAATATAAATTTCTTTACCCTTTAGTGCTAAATCCTCTTTATTGTCAAGTTCTAATTCAATAATCCATGCTTTAGTTAAATTTCTTCTACCTTTTTGATTATTACGCATCCAAATTCTAACATCTACATCACTTTCAAAAGCCTTTTCAATTGTTTTAAAACTTAGTTGCCAATCGGTAGCTATCTTATAACGATTGTGCCCATCAATAATAAAACCTTGCCAGGTTACAATAGCATCTCTAATACCTTCATCAATGCAGTTCGTTTCAAGCTGTTTAAATTCTTCAGCCGTTAACGGTGGTATCAGCTTTTTAAATTCTTCTTTAATTTTAAGTTCCATAACATATTTTTTTTAAAAAACTAAGCCCCACAATCAATAGGGACACTACTACCTATATCATGCAGGGCTAAAATATCTTTTATCGTTTCATTGTAGTGCCGAAACGTTCACAAATATAACACTTTTATTTTTCTAATTCATCATTAAACGCTGATTTTTTAAGCA